GACCCGAACGCGATCGACAAGAACGACGTCACCGCCGGGCAGGCGCTGCTGCCACTCCAGCAGACGCTGTCCTTCAGCCTGCTGTTCGACCGGACCTACGAACTGTGGGACGCCTCGAAGTTGCACGGGGAGGCGGCCACGATGGTGCCCGCCTTCGGCGTGGCCTACGACGTCCTCTCCCTCTACAAGATCACCGGCATTGCGACCCCGATGCCCGTGACCGACGACAGCAGCGCTGACGCGGACGCCTTCAAGAAGGCCTTCAACAAGAACACGTTCACCAACGGCCCGGCCGGACCCATGACGTACCAGCCCGTGTACGCCGTCATCGGCACGTCCCTGGCCTACTACGGCGTCATCCAGAACCTCGGCGTCACGTACACCCACTGGACGCAGGAAATGATCCCCATCCGCTGCCGGGTCGACATCGACATCACACTCCTGCCCACCCCGCAGGGCGGCAACAAGTACGCGGCCAAGCCCGGGTTCATCGGGCCTCAGGCAGGCAACTGGGGCGACCCGTTGTCCAACTCCCAGCAGGCCGCCAAGAGCGGAAAGGGCGGCCGGTGATCACCAACAACTCCCGGTACGCGGACTCGGAACTGACCCTCGTCGCATCCGGCCGTGGCACCAACCTCACCGTCGTGCCCGGCCAGCAGCGCGAGTGGTCGTTCAACTTCACCTATCACCAGTTGACCTCGGCCGACCGCATCGACCTGCTCGCCACCCAGTACTACGGCGACCCACGGATGTGGTGGCACATCGCCGACGCCAACCCCGAGGTCCTGTCCTGGGAAACCCTGACCCCGGGCCAGATCGTCAGGATCCCAAGTGTCTGAGCAGCCGCCCGTCACCCGGCTGGTCATCGGCACCAACCTGATAACCAACCTCATCACCCGCGTGGAGGTCCGCGAGGGCTACGGCGTGCACGCCATGGCCCTCATCGACGTGTCCACCCCCGTGGGACTCACCCCTGCCACCGAACTGACCCCCGTGGTGCTCGACTACGGGAGATCACCCAACGACATGACGCGCTGGTACGGCTACGTGCACCACTCCAGCGTGATGTCCTCCTCGACCAACCAGACAGTCGTGACGCGCTACGTCTGCATCGGCACCTCCCTGCCCATGAACACCCAGCGAACACGCTCGTGGAAGAACGTCAGCCCCACAGCGATCGTGCGGCAGGTGGGCCGGGAGAACGGCCTGCGCACGGTGATCTCCCCGTCGGCGCGACGCCTCACGTACTGGGCACAGTCTGGCCAGTCGGACTTCAAGCTGGTGACCGACCTGGCCACCGAGACGGGATTCCGGTTCTGGGTGGAGGGCTCGACCCTGTACTTCCTGGACCCTCGAATTCTGCTCCTCGGGCAGAAGGCCCAGGACATCCCGGTATTCACCAAGAGTCAGCGTCCCGGCCTGTACGACACTCTTCAGGACATGTCGATTCTCGCGGGAACAATGGTTCCCCGCGCGAATGGGACGACGGGCACGACTTCCATTTCCGGCCTGGATGCCAAGACCGGCCGCGTCATTCAGGCTACGTCGAAAGCGGTCACCGGCGCGTCTGCATTCCTCAACACGATTTCCACGTCCCGGGCGGTAGACAACTACGCCGACGCGCAGGCCCTTATGGAAGCCCGCACGCTCGCGTCCCAGGGGTGGATCACCATGCAGGCCACCGTGTACGGGACGTCGAAGATATCCCCGGGAACGCTCGTGGGTATTTCCGGCTCGTCGGTTTCTCCGGACCGGCAGGGGCGCTGGATGGTCACCGCGACCAAGCACATCATCAACCGGGATAAGGGCAACTCCGGACTGCTTTTCACGACGACCGTGGATGCGGAAAGGGACCAGCCTTACTCGGTCACATTTCGAAGTGACGCTAACAAGCGTTTCAAGTTCGACGGTATCCCGGCTGTTCTGAGGAACAAGCAGTTCTGGGAGTCGAGCATTCTGGAGGATATTAATGTCGGCTGAGCAAGTCCTCGGCATGTACCGAGGCAGCGTTGCCAATAACCAGGACCCTTTGAATGAGGCGAGGGCAACCCTTATTATTCCGCAGGTCCTGGGAAGCGCAGAGAGCGCGTGGGCTGTCCCCGCGTCCCCGACGAACACCGTGCCGCCCGTCGGCCAGACCTTGTGGGTTCAGTTCTCCGGCGGCGACATCACCAAGCCGGTGTACTCGCCGCTCGGGATCAAGGACGCGCAGGACGCGGTGGACGAGATCCCCGGCCCTGACGGGATGCCACCCAAGGAGCCGTCCGCGCTCACTCTCACCACCCAGACGTACATCTCCGGTGAGGGCGTCACCCAGGCGCGCGTCACCGCGTACTGGACCGCGCCGACGGAGAACCAGGATGGCACCACCCTCAACGACCTGGCCTACTACGTCATCCAGATCTCCTACGACGGCACCAACTGGTCCGGCGGCTTCAGTACAGCGGACACACTCGTCGTCCTAGACGGGCTTCATACCGGCGCGGACGTCACGGTCCGCGTGCAGGCAGTGGACAACTCCAACAACGCTTCGCTGTGGTCCTCGGGCAACCTCACGACCGCGTCGTCCTCGACGCCTCCGCCGGTGCCTTCCACGCCCGTAGTTACCGGAGTGCTCGGCGGCCTGCGCGTCACCTGGGACGGCAAGGACGTCATCGGCGCCCTGATGCCTTCCACCTTCGATCGCGTGCTGGTGCAGCGCGACACGACCTCGGCGTTCTCCGCCCCGGTCACAGTCGCCACTCTGCGCGGAGCCGACTTCACCTACGACTCCATCCAGAACTACGCCAACGCCTACTACTACCGGCTGGTCGCCTACTCCAAGGTGGGCATCGCCTCCGCGCCGTCGGCGTACGCGTCAGGGACCGCGAAGCAGGCCTACAACGCGGACATCCTCGACGCTGCGATCACCGCAGCGAAGGTCGCGGTCGGCGCCATCGACAACACCAAGCTGGCCGCGAACGCGGTCACGGCGCAGGCGGTAGCCAACGGGGCGATCGAGGCCGGGAAGCTGGCCGCGCTGGCGGTCGGCACGATCAACATCGCCAACAACGCTGTCACCGGCGCCCAGATGGCCGACGCAACCATAGGCTCGGCGAAGATCATCAACGGCGCCATCGGCAACGCTCAGATAGCCGACGCCGCGATCAACAACGCCAAGATCGCAAACCTCGACGCGGGCAAGATCACCACCGGCAGCCTCGACGCCAACCGGATCGCAGCCGGATCCCTGGACGCCTCGAAGATCACCGCTGGGACGCTCACCGCCACGCAGATCCTCGCTGGTTCCCTGACAGGTGCCACGCTCGCGGCGGACACCGTCACGGCCCGGGAGATCGCCACCGGCACAGTCACGGCCAACGAGATGGCAGCGGGGACGATCACCGCGCAGAGCGGAATCATCGCCAGCCTCGACGCGTCCAAGATCACGGTCGGGAAGGTCATCGCGTCCCAGATCGACGCCACCAGTCTGGTGGTGTCCGGCAGCAACGTGTCCGGCACCGTGGCGAGCGCCACCACGGCGACTTCGGCCACCACGGCTACCTCCGCCACTACGGCCTCCAGCGCCACCACGGTCACCGGCTCCATCGGTGCAAGCGTGAGCATCCCGGCCAGCCAGTTGAACAACACCCAGATACCGACGACCACCACCATCAACGGCGGGTCGATCCTCACCGGGACCGTGGACGCTTCCAGGATCACGGCCGGAACGATCGCCGTAGACCGGCTGACCGTCGGCGTGTCCGGCTCCGTCGCCCAGAAGTTCTACGACACCGGCGGCGAGGCATCCCGGTACTCACTCGCCCTCGGCACCCTCCCCGTCTCCGTCACGGTCCCCGACGGGCAGGCAGGCGGATCCGTCATGCGCGCCGTGGGGTTCGCGAACTCCGTCTACCGGCCAGACGTGAAGGTGCCGTTCGATCCGGGCGTTCTCTACCGCGTCACCGCCGTTGTGCGTCAGACCGTGGACCACTCCACTCCCGGCACGAACCAAAACTTCTACGCGGGCCTCATGGGGTGGGCGGCCGACGGCACGACGATCGTCAACCGGACCGGCGCCAGCAGCAACACCAGCCACCACTACGTGGCGGCGGCCAGCGCGCCGCTCACCACCGGCGCAGGGTGGACCCGGTTCACCGGCTACGTGCGAGGGTGGGCCGGGGCCGGGGTCAACGGCTCCGCCACCGCGACGCCGAGCCCCCAGGCGCCCGGCGTCATGCACGCGAACGTCCGCTATGTCAGCCCGGTGTTTTACGTCAACTACCCCGCAGGAACAGGCACTCAGGAAGTTGCCCTCTTCACGATCGAGGTCGTGGAGACCGGCAGCGTCGGCGCGGTCAACATCCAGGACGGTGCGATCACCGCCAGCAAGATCGACGCCAACGCCATCAACGGCAAGACCATTACCGGCGCCGTCGTCCAGACCGCAGCCAGCGGACAGCGCATCAGCCTGAATGAGGGCTCCCTCAACAAGATCCTCGTCTACGACGCCAGCGGCAACGTGATCGGGGAACTGTCCAGCGCCGGGCTCACCGTCAAGGGCAGTAACGGTTCCCTCCTGGTCCTCGATCCTAACGCGACCTACCCGAACCTTCGGCTCACTACGGCTTCGGGCACGAATTCAGCCGTGATCAACGTCGTGGAGAATACGCCAGGTTCGGCCAACCTGGGTATGAATTCAGGTCCGTTCGTCGACCCGGTGGACAGTCTGAATTACAAGTGGCGCACGTTCATGGGCAATGATTTCTACGTCGCGGAACGGGTCAACACATCCAACCTCGTCGCCAACGGCGGACGGATGTACCTGACCAAGAACACTGCAAGCCTCACCTCCGGCTCGGGCGGCGGCTCGGTGGCGCTAGGCAGCGGCACGGCGACCGTCACCGCCAGCGATGTCCGCGTAGCGGGCGTGCTCCGGGCGGACAACATTTCCAAGGGCACGTCGAGCGTCACTCCCACGGCCAATACCCCGACGCCTATCACGCTCAGCGGAGGCAATATCCCCGGAAACAACTTCTACGGATTCGTCACCGCGAACACCACCGTCCCCGGAACCCAAGTCACCGGAGTCGGCTGCACCTCAGTCAGTTCCAGCGGAATGACCATCTGGGTCACCCGCACCAACGCAACAAATACAACCGTCAACTGGATGATCGTAGGAGAACTCTGATGCCTAATGAGGAAGAGCCCACCCCCGTGCAGGTTCTCGCAACCTGCCACACCCCCGGATGCTCGCAGGACGGCATCACGCACCAGGTGACGTGCTACGCCTGCGCGGAGCCACCGACCTACCGCGTCTGGTGTATCGGCTGCGACACGTACGTCACCGACCTCGTTCTGGTCTAGAACAGGAACTGCAATCTCGGTAGGCATTCCTGGGAGAATGCAAGCATGCCTACCGAGATTGCAGTTCCTTTTCGTCTAGCGTCCGACGGGACTATCGCCGTCGAGACGAATCCGGACCGGCAGATCGCGCAGCATGTCAACGCAATCGTCGGCACTCAGCCGGGGGAGCGGGTCATGCTCCCGGATTACGGGGTTCCCGTAGCGGATCTGCTGTTCGACCCTGACGCGACTTTCGTCGCTCAGGAAATCAGCCGCGCCGTCACGGCCGCATTCAATACCTATGAGCCCGGTGTGGTGCTCCGTAAGGCCACTCCGATCCCGGACGCCTCTCAGTTGTCCCTCGCCCGCATCGAGGTCGACTACATGCGCCGCGAGGCCGGGTCGTCCCCTTCCAACCTGTCGCTCCAGACCAATACCGCTGTGGTCCGTGTCGGCGGCACCGTAAGCGAGGTCATCAGTGGCTGACGTACCGGCGATTGACTACACCAGCAGGGACTACGAGGGCTTCAAGGCCTCCCTGCTGGACTACGCCGCCCGCAAGTTCCCTCAGTGGGTCCCCGGCTCCGAGGGCGACTTCGGCGTGCTCCTGGTCGAACTGTTCTCCTACCTCGGCGACAGCCTCTCCTACTACGGCGACCGGCTTCAGCAGGAAGCGTTCTTGCCGACGGCGACCCAGCGGCTGTCTCTCCTTCAGATAGCCGATCTGCTCGGCTACAGCCCGAGCAACGGAGTCCCGGCCAACGGCACCGTCACGCTTCAGACCTCCAACCCGGGCCCGGCCGTCCTCGTGCCTGCGGGCACTCAGGTCGTCACTGACTACATCGAGGCCATCGACGGCCCGGTCACCTACGAGACCGACCTCGACGTCCTCGTGCCCGTCAACGGTGGTACAGCCACGGTCAGCGTCACGCAGGGAGTCACCCGCACCCTGGTCAACGTCGGCACCTCAACCGGTCTGCCCGTGCAGGAGTTCCGGCTGCCTGACGTGCCCGTCATCAACGGCACCGTGCAGGTCTTCGTGGACGACGTCAACACCGTTGCCGAGTGGACGTACATCAACTACCTGGTGGACGCAGACCCGGAGGACAAGGTCTTCACCACGTTCCTGGACGACTCCGGCGCGACGTGGATCCGGTTCGGTGACAACCTCAACGGCGCCATTCCGACGAACCTGCTGACCCTGTACGCGACTTACCGCGTCGGTGGAGGGTCCATCGGCAACGTGAACCCGGGCGTCGTCAACGCCATCTCCGCCTCGAACCTGCCCGGCGTCACCATCGCCCAGAGCAGCGACGGCAGCGCCATCTCCTCAGCCATGACCGGCGGGGCCGACGCGGAGAGCAACGACCAGATCCGCGCGAACGCTCCACGCATCTTCCGCACCCAGGACCGCTGCGTCACCCTCGGAGACTTCTCCGACTTGGCCCTCACACTGCCCGGCATCGTCCGCGCGAACGCGGTCGCCTCGACATTCACCAGCGTCTCCGTGTTCATCATCGGCGCCGACGGAGGAACACCGAGCACCATCACCCTCCAGAACGCCCAGACGGCCCTCCAGGCCAAGGCCCTGGCAGGTACGACGGTCTCCGTGTCGGGACCGACCACGGTGGCTGTCAACGTCGGCTCGGCCACCAAGCCGATCACCGTCGAATGCTGGCCCCGCTACTCCCGCTCCTCCGTCCTCTACGACGTGCAGCAGGCCATCAAGACCATGCTGTCGTTCGCCAACGTCGACTTCGGCCAGCGCCTGACGCTCTCGGACTTCTACAAGAACATCCTCGCGGTGGACGGAGTCCGGTACGTCGACATCCCCATGATCGCCCGCTCCGACGCAGCCCAGACCGGAACCGCCGACATCGTCATGCGCGCCTGGGAGATCCCCAAGGTTGGCAACATCGCCAACATCAACATGACCGGAGGAATCGGCTGATGGCCGCTGTCTACCCGAAGCAGTACAAGTCCTTCACCGTCCACAAGAACCTGGTCGAGGACATCGACGCCTCCCACGTGAACAACCTTCAGGACGAAGTCCTCGCCATCCAGCAGACCCTGGGCATCAACCCGCACCAGGACACCTCGCTGAAGATGAAGACGAACACGTGGGCGTCGGTCGCGGCACGCCTGGACGCCATCCAGCGCGGCAAGGGCATCCCGGTCTGCTACATGACCAAGACGTCGCACACACTCAGGCCGCCCAAGACACACGTGTCCGGCAACGCGGAGCGCATCCCGATCCCGTTCCCCCGGCCGTCGACCGCCAACGACCCGGAGGGCATCTTCAACGGCTCCTCCGTCACCACCAACCGCACCGGCTGGTGGATCGCGTCCGCCTACTGCCGTGGCTCCATCCTCTTGGAGGACCCCGAGCGCTGGCTGGGCATCGCGGTCAATGGCACCCGCGCCGTCTGCCACACCGTCACGCACAACTTCAACGGCTACAGCCACACCACCGCCTTCTGGCAGGGCCCGGTATCGGCCGGGAAGAAGATCGAGATGATCGAGCGCAACGCCAACGGCGGAAAGACCTACACCCTGGACGAGATCAATTTCTCTGTGTCCATGCTCCGGGAGATGTGATCCTGCATGGGCACTTACGGCGAGTCCATATATGGGCTGGCGAAGTACGGGACCGACGTTCACCCGGACTTCGACGTCAGCCCGTTCACAGCCACGCCAGCCGACTACTCCACCGTGCTCCTGGACTGGACGGCCCCGGCCGGAACATGGGATTCCATGCGCCTGCTGCGCAACCGGT